GCTAGTTACTACAGGTTATTGCTGCCTGTAATTGACCTTTCCATTGATGACCCTTCCATACTTGAATGGGCCAAGAGGATTCCTAATCCTAATACGAAGCGTTCAACGCTCATTGCACTCAGAAGCATTGGCTATGAAGTTGGAGGGGTAGCACCTAAGGTCACACGTTCATTTGCAAGGCACTATGACTTGCCAGATGAGGAGTCGTTAAGGCTCATGTTTTCATACAACAAGTATGAAGTGCAGTACCTAACGATGATGTATCTAGGCTTGAGGCTTGGTGAAGCTTGCCATGTGTCCAAGCAAGACCTAATGCCGGGAGGACGTATCTTCATTCAAGAGCAGGTAGCAGAGTGGGTAGAAGACGGTAGAAGGGTTACAGAGGTTAGAGAGCCTAAGAGCATCCCTGCTGTCATAGATTGCCCTCCATGGCTTGCTGACAGGCTTCCCAAGGTTGCTCCTGACTTCGTGCCTACAAACGTACGTGCTGCTCTGCACTACACGTCCAAGCGTTACCTAGGCAAGCTTGTGAATCCTCATAGCCTCAGGCATTGGTGTGCAACCTTCATGATTCGTAAGGGTGTGCCCCTGCCAGTTGTGCAAAGGCAGATGCGCCATAGCGATATCTCAACAACCCTACGCATCTATGCAGAGTTTGGTGGTGACCGTATGAGCCTGTTTGATACTGCTATGTAATGTCCTAGGACAGCTTGAAGGGCACTCAGGGGTATGAATCCCTAGGTGCCCTTTTTGCGTGTCTTAGATTAAACTTAACGCTTGACCTTGAATGTAACCTTGACGCCGCCGTTATCTGCTGGCTCAAAGCTAACCTTGGATGCTCCTGCAACATCAACTTCCATCAATGCCATAGCATCTTCAAACTTCTTCCATGCAATAACTGCTCCCACTGTACGTGTCTTCATATTCCCTCCCCTCAACTTCTACTAGCTGGTACTTCTCCATGAGCTTCAAGGCTTCCTTAGCATCATGCTTACCCTGAATCTCTTCTACCATCGCTGCTGTCAGAACTTGCTGTGTCTTCCAGAGCTTCATCATGCCCAGCACTTCAAGTAAGTCCTAGACTCATGACTCCAAATCAAGTGAATCAGAGTCTTGCCCTGCATATACCAATCCTCAACTTCTCTCTTGCATCTTGGGCACTTGGCTATCATGTTCCCTGCACCCTACGCATTAATTCATCAATTCGTGCATCTAGCTCAGCTAGCCTTGCATCAATGCGAGCAATCATCTCTTCTAGCTTGGTGTTCATGCTTGCTCCTTATGACGGTTGATTAGTCTTGAGAGCGTTGCTTCGTTAATCCACATCTCTTCTGCAATCTGCCTTTGAGTCATACCTTGACGCTTGAGCATGAACACTAGGTCAACAGTGTCAGGTGTTGTGTGGATACGTTCTGTGGAACCAACGCGGTATGCATATGGGTCTTGTTCAGAACCCTTGGTGTAAGTAGCTTCCTTGATGCCCATTGCATCCTTGAACTCTTGAAGGTTAATGTCGTTCTCTCTCTCGTTACTTTAATGATAAGCCCTGTTTCAGAAACTACTCTGGAACATACGGTAGCTATCTAGACTTCCCTAGTTCGGCTCTTCGAGCCTCAATGTCACTTCGCTACGCTCAGTGCCATGTAACCTATCTAACTCTCTAATCCAGAAGGTAAGTAGATTACCTATCATCCTTGGCTATGAGGAATAGGAATAAGTTTCACGGACTCGAACGAAGTGAGAGGACGTTGCCTGCGTAGCAGGCGTATCAAGTATTTGTATGAACTCTTCTTGTTTTGAGCAGCATATGGCCTTTAAGGAAGCCTAGAGTTGGTCGCTCACAACTTGTTAGTTGCTTAGGCTGGGTGACAAGCAGCCGGTTATCCACTCCGTTACGTTATAGCCCGTAACATGCAGCTTGGGACAAAAAGAAATCCCGGTATAAGAGACCTTGGCTAATCTCATACCGGGATAAGTTCTGTGGGAGTCAATCTGCCAAGGCCAACTCTTAAGTACACAACCATTATAACACGACCTGTCTTCTCCTGAAATGAGGGTGTGTGCATGGGTGTGTCACATGACTAACCATTCGAACAAGCATCTACTTACAATCTGAGAGCCTCTAGAAGCATGGGGTAGACGCATGTACCCCTAAGACCTCCTAGAGCTTCCTAGGTAACTTAGATGACCCTTCCAGACGTGCTACAGCTTTGATTTCATATTGACAGGTGCCGTGGGAGAATTGCTGTATGTCAAAGTTATCCAGCCAAGGTGCCAAGTGGGATGCCACACGTCTTTACGTCCTGAACAGGGATGGATGGATTTGTGCGTACTGTGCCAAGCACCTTGAAGGCAAGGATGCTACTGCTGACCACATCATCCCTAAGGCAGCAGGAGGAACAGATGATGCATGGAACCTTGTTGCTGCTTGCGTCAGTTGCAACGGTAGGAAGTCTGACCATGTGATTGAACGTCTCCTATGGCTTAACACAGCACTCTTCAAGGACTACAGATGACATACGAACTCTATGAGGATGTGAAAGCGGTACAGAGGATTGAGGAAGCCCTTGCACGAGTCAAGGCAGCACAAGAGCACGCACGTAAGGAAGGGAACAAGGTAATCAATCATGGCTAGATGGGATGGTATTGATACCTTGGCTGATTCCAAGGCTAAGATTCTAGGTTACGAACTAGGCAACCCTAAGACCTATGTTGTCAATCCTAAGGTCAACTTCCCTGTTACGTCTCGATACGTTGACGCTCCTGTAATCCCTAAGCCTAGGCAAACAGTGTTCTACAATTGGAAGCCTGCTGAACCTAAGGTAGTACGAACACCTAAGGCTAAGCCTGCTAAGCGCTTAGATAGTAAGACAGTGACTAAGCCAAGGGTATTGCTGCATGTAGTGAACGTAACAGTATGTGCATGTGGCACACCCATTAGTCAGGCATCTACGGGCATGTGCCTTGACTGCTCCAATAGGTCACGTAACACAGGCAGGTACACAACAGTCTGTCCAACGTGCAAGGGCATCAAGGCTAAGCAAGCCAAGCAATGTAGACCATGTGCTGATAAGGCAAGGACAACACATACAACAGTGTGTCCAAGATGCGGCGGTACAAAGGTAGGACAAGCCAAGCATTGTAAGCCCTGCTATCTACAGACTAGGTACAACCATGCATAGCATTGGCTTTATCTGTAACGCATTGGAGGGCACTACCCAAGTAATCCTATGGGATGAAGACTCCAAGGCTCTCAGATTCAAAGATAGTGATGAAATGAATGGTGCTGGTTTTCTGAAAGAGAGTGTCGGATACCCCGCCCCAGAAGATGTTTACACGGAACAGTTGAAAAATGTTCCAGTTAGGACTGAAAGTGATGAAGACGTTTGTTGAGAGCGTAGATGAGTTTGTGTCTAGCGCTGATTGGCTGTTGCCCACTGATGGGATTGCTGTTACAAGCCTCTACCAAATGGCTCAAGAGCTAGACCAGAACGGTATGACAGGACCAATCATGAGTGCCTTTGGACTTGCGTATAGGTCATTGCTTAAGCGTGCTCCTGTTGCAAAGCAAGGTAGCAAGCTTGGAGAGTTCATGGTCAGATGACCTTCACTCGTTATACCCAACCACTTAGAGAGGACTTCACAAGCGCTCTAGACCTTGTTTACGCAGAAGGCTTTACGTACCTAGAGGTTATCCAACGTGTGTGGCTCAAGGCATATGGCTTTGAGCTTGAAGCATGGCAGGTAGACCTTCTACGACGTATGACAGAGCTGGTGGACGGACACTTGAGGTATCGACAAGTCCTCGTGTCCATGGGAAGGCAGAACGGTAAGACTGAAATTGCTGCTGCTCTTGCTCTTTGGAGACTGTTGCTTGGTCAGGATTCATGGACGGTAGGTATTGCGTCTAGTAGAGAACAAGCTGACTTCGTATACGACAGAACACGTAAGGCCATTGACAGAACAGGATGGTTGCAGGACGAGTTCACAGCAACGGGTACAAGAGGAACCAAGGGAACCAATGGTGCCAAGTACACAGTCAAGCCAGCTAAGGACGGAGCACTACAAGGAATCCCTGTAGCTCTTGGCATTGTTGATGAGGTCCACCTTTTGAAGATGGAGCTTTGGACAGCACTTGTCAACGGTACGGGTGCACGTCCTGACACTCTCGTTGTTGGCATTACAACTGCTGGTGATGAATCCTCAGAACTGCTCAAGCACTTGTACGAACTTGGAGCCAAGGCCATTGCAGGAGACATTGAGGGATTTGGATTCTTCCTGTGGGAAGCACCAGAACCTAGAGTTCCTGACAGTGATGAAGAGCTTGCACAATTCCTCATTGCAGCTAATCCTGCTCTTGCGTCAGGACGTGTGGATATGGCTACGACTATTCAGGACGTTAGGTCCATGCCAACACAGGACGCACTCAGGTACAGGCTCAATCGATTTGTGAGCGGTAGTGACACAAGCTTTGTAACAGGAGCTATGTGGGCACAGAACGCTAGGTCTGTTGATGAGCCATTCCCTGAGGGTCATTGCTACTTCACTGTTGATAGTGACCCTGATATGAGATACGCAACCATCACACGCACAATTAAATCTGAGGGCTTCTATTACACGGAGCTAGTAGCTAGTGTGCCCCAACCTACAGACGAGCTTCTAGAGAAACTATGTAGGTGGCTCTACAAGTATCAGCCAGTTGCCTTTGTCATGGATTCCAAGCTGTCACTTGCTGACAGGCTCAAGAAACGCGGGTATCCAGTCAAGGTCATTACTGGTGGAGACGTACTAGGAGCATCAAGCTTGTTCTATGCCAAGCTGGCACAACGCAAGGTGAAGCATGGTAATGACCCTCTAATGTCCTTGCAGCTTCCCAACACAATCAGGAAGACAGTAGGAGATACCTTCAAGATATTCCGTAAGGACAAGTCCGTGACTATCGATGCAGTACGAGCTACAGCATTTGGTGTGTACGCTGCTGAGACATTCAACCTAACCAAGCCAACCATTCACTAGATAATTTCATATTCGTGTGCCTACGTTTATACTGTAAATAGATAAACGAAAGGCACGAATGGGTTTTTGGCATGATGTCTGGTACGGCGCAGATACAGACAGCACAGTTATTCAGCAACGTTCTGGTTCAGCTAATGAACCGTTGCCTAGTGACCCATCTACAGCCCTAGAGACTCCAGTACGTAGCATTTCCAACAGGAGTGTTACTACAGGTGATGCTCTAGGGCTTTCTGCTGTCTATAGGGCAATCAGCATCTTCGCTATTGCCTCAAAGCAGTTGAGCATTGATGTGTTCCGTGCGAGCACAGCCATTGACGCTCCTGCATTCATCAAGCGTCCTGACATTAACGATTCGTTCCCAGCGTTCATTGAGCAGTCAGTTGTATCACTTGCTCTGAACGGTAACGCTTACTGGCTTATCTCCCGTGATGCTCAGAACCGTGTAACCAACCTAGAGGTATTCAACCCTCTTGACGTTCTCATTGAGACCAACACACGCGGCAAGGCAATCAAGTACAGCTACTTGGGAACTGACTACAAGCCTGCTGACATTCGACACCTAAAGCTTCTCCGTGTTCCCGGCAACGTCAAGGGTCTTGGTCCAATCCAAGCTGCTCAGGCTGACCTCAGGGGAGCTATCGACACCAACAGCTATGCAACCAACTGGTTTGAGACTTCTGGTGTCCCTAATGGCTACCTCAAGACAGACACACCACTCAACGCAGAAGACGCAGCGGCACTAAAGACCCAATGGGCTGCAAGCGTCAAGGGTGGAACCACAGCGGTACTAGATAGCGGACTCACATATACACCTATCTACCTGTCTCCCAAGGATGCTCAGTTCATTGAGTCTCAGAACTGGAACAAGACTCAGATTGCAACCCTGTTCGGTATTCCCCTACGAATGATGCTTGCAACTGTTGAGGGCAACTCAATGACATACGCAAATCTCCAAGATGAGAAGTTGCAGCTTGTTGAGTTTGGACTCATGGGTTACCTCACCGAGATTGAAACAGCGTTCTCCGAATTGCTACCCGGTAGCCAAAAGGCAAAGTTCAATCTAGAGGCATTCCTCAGGGTTGATACCAAGACTCGCTATGAGGCACACAAGCTAGCTATTGATGCTGGCTTCCTCAAGGTAGATGAGGTACGAGCAATTGAGGGACTAGACCCTCTAGACACAAAGGAAGTACCAAATGCTAACGCGACAGTTTGAGCTACGCGCAGCGGTAGATACAGAGGAACGAATTGTAAGCGGTATCGCTGTTCCATTCAATGACCCTGTAGACGTTGGCGGATACAAGGAAATGATTGCCCCTAACGCAGTCATGCCAAGGGACAACATCAAGTTGTTCTACGGTCACTCAGAGCCAATCGGCAAGATTGTTGATTCTCGTGACACAGAAGAGGGCTGGACCATTTCAGCCAGGATTTCTAAGACTTCCCGTGGTGATGAGGTTTACACCTTGCTACGTGATGGTGTCCTAGACCGTTTCTCTATTGGCTTTATGCCAGTTGAAGAGCGTGAGGACAAAGACGGAACCATTGTACGAACCAAGATTGACGTTCGTGAGGTTTCTATTGTTCCAATCCCAGCCTATGAAGGTGCCAAGGTTGAGGAAGTGCGTAATGCCGTAGAGGTATCCGTACAGGAAGTAGCACCAACAAACGAAAGGATGATTGACGTGGATAACGTTGAGCTATCTGAGATGAAGGAAACCATTGAGTCTTTGGAGCGCAAGGTTTCCACTCTCTCCACTATTGAAGCTGCACCAAAGGTAGACACTCGCTCTGCTGGTGAAGTTATTAAGCTAATCGCTAAGAACGATGAAGCAGAAGTACGTGCATACACAGGTGGAACTTCCGCCGATGCTGTAATGCAGAAGGCATGGATTGGCGACCTAACACGTATCGTCAACGAGAATGCCCCACTACGCAACCTATTTAGCTCTGCTGCTCTTCCAGCAACAGGTATGCAGGTTGAGTACGCACAGCTCAAGAGCAACACTCTTGTTGTTGACGAGATTGCAGAAGGTGCAGACGCACAGTTCGGCAAGATCGCTAAGGAAACCAAGTATGCAGACATCAAGGCTTACGGTGGTTACACTCAGCTAACCCGTATCGAGATTGAGCGCTCTTCTGTTGAGATGCTTAACGCTTCCCTACAGCTAATGGCTGTTGAGACTGGCAAGCGTCTTAACTCTCTCATCAAGGCTGACTACACCGCTCTTGTTACTGCTCAGGCAGCAAACAAGGTAGACGTTGCTGTTGGTACTGAGTACCTCGCATGGCTAGAAGCCACTGTTGACGCTGCTGACAAGTTCGCAGCTAACGGTCTTGGTCTTGACGCTCTTGTTGTTGGCAAGGCTGACTTCAAGAAGCTTCTCAACCTTGTTGACGTAGAGGGACGTCCAGTCTTTGCAATCAACGGTGCTGGCAACAACACCATTGGCAACCTTGACGTAACTGGTATTGGTGGCCGTTTGGTCAACGTACCTGTTGTATACGTTCCCGGTCTGACTGCTGACCCTGCGTTCGTGAACAAGTCCGCTATCAAGATGTTCACTTCTCCTGTTGTTTCACTACAGGATGAAAACATCATCAACTTTAGCAAGGACTTCTCTGTCTACATGTTTGCAGCTATTGCAGACTTGTTCCCACAGGGCATTGTTCCAGTAGACGTTGTTGCCTGAGGCTAAGTCATGATTGCTGCTGACCTCAAGGATTACGTAAACGGTACCGACGAGCACTTGACTTACATTGAGTCCTGCGTTGACCAAGCGATTGCACTAGTTGATGGATACGTTGGCAATGCCACTGTGCCAGAGCTGGTGCTTGAGCGTGCGTACCTTGAGGTTGGCAGCGAGCTATTCCACCGTAGGAACGCTCCTAACGGTGTAGCTCAGTTCACAACCTTTGATGGTTCTGCAATTCGTATCGCAAGAGACCCAATGGTTGGCGCGTATCCACTACTCAAGCGTTTCGTTGGGTTTGGTATTGCATGAGCGAGCTAATGACAGTCAGCACAGCGCTTGCACAGACACTCAAGGATGCAGGACTTACTGCATTCCCTCACCTGCCAGACCGTATTACTCCCCCAGTGGCAGTAGTACAGGCAGGCTCACCATTCATGGAACCGGGAGGTTCGTTTGGTGAGTTCAAGA